ATGCAGAATATCAACAAAAAACTAGAGCCATGGCTTTACCACACAGCGCTTGGAATATTTATTGCGCTCAGTTTGCTGCATCTTTTAACCGGCTATGCTGATAATGGTGATTTTTCAAGAAGCGCGGGATTCTTATTTGAAAGGCCGCATGATTTTTCAACAATGTGGCCAGCCGCAGAAAGTGAAGAATGGAGGAGGCGCTTTTTTGGCGAATGGCACGATAAATGGATTTTTCTGAAAAGTTGGCCAAATACCGAAAACGTTTTCTCATTCTCATCCTATAAACTTTATTTGCTATTTCAAGCTTATTTGTCAACATTAATTGGTGTTGACAGCTCATACTACTCAATCATCTCGGGCTCAATATTGTCACGGCTAATCCTTTGTGCGGTCTTTCTGGTTTTTGCGCATCACCTCAGATATCAGATATCAAAGCTCACCGCCTGGATATTCATCTTAATCTTTGGCTTCATACTTATTGACTCAAGCTGGATTGCTTTTTTAAACTCCTTCTATGAGGAGCAAATTGCGATTGTTTTCTTGCCTATTTTGGGCTTTTTTCTTCTAAAGTTTCTCACAAATCAAAACACTAAGACTGGTTTTTGGTTTCTATTGTGCGCAACGTTTATAGGCTCAGCAAAGACAGCATACTTTTATTTACCGACACTATCTATTTTATTTTTGGCTCCATTTTTTTCATCAAAAAATAAATTAACTAAATTAATCTTAATCACCATCCTCTTGCAGGCAGTATCGTTGCTGCCGGCATACTTTGGGAAGTACGAAAAAATTAACTCTTATCACGCTCTTTACTTTGGGGCTCTTAAAGTATTACCTAATACTGAAGCATCATCCATCAAGTCAATCGGCGAGAAACCTGTCTTTCATGAATGCATAGGAGTTTCAGCCTTTAGCCCACTTGGGAACAAATGCATGGAAAAATCAAATACAAGCTACGCTGATGTCGTTAAGTTGATAGGCAACCACCCAAGCGTTGGATTTGAAATGATTTTTAAGGTATTCGAAGATGGAAGAGCAATACGCCTCGAATACCTAGGCAAAGAAATTAAAAATGCCCCTAACTTTTCAGAAAGTTATGTTTTTAATATCTGGCCGAAATTTTTCGCGAAAGGATTAAATTATTTCATACTCCTAGCCTTACTTGCTGCGAGCTTTCTGTTGATCGAAAAAAGATCTCTTTTAAGCGATAAAGAAAAATCAGTTTTGCTCATTGGGGTATTTTTCGCTGCGTTTGGTTTCTCGCAGTACATTGTGTCTTTGGGTGATGGCTACTATGAAATAACCAAGCACTTGACCGCAGGAAATTATGCTCTTGCTTTATCGCTACCCTTTATTTTTGCGGCGATCATTTCGGCGGCTCAACGTTTGCTTTTTTCGAAGCTCAACTCCGAATAAGCAAAGGCTTCTTCGCGACGACGAATAATCAATCCCCGAAGACGCTTCCCATTGGACCAGACCCACTTCATCAGCTCAGCAGGGACGCCTTCGTGTTCGCCACGGTTAGCCTTCCGCCGAAGGGTCGAGCGCTGTAGCGCCCCGGCACCGAGGTTGAAGGTGAAAGAGACCAACGCATCGAACTGCCCGTCCGTCAGGGGCACGGAGATGAGCCGTAGCACGGCTCGTTCGGCGATGCCGACGTCCTTGCGCAGAATAGCGGTGGCCTCGGCTTGCGTAATGCCCGCTGCGAACTGCTCCCGCTCATGTGCCAGTACCACATGGCCGTAGCCAACGGTCGGATAGCCGGCCGGGCAAATGTAGATCGTCTGGCTGAAGCCCTCAAACCGTTTGATCAGGTTGAGCCCTTCTTCGGTGACGTGACGCATCAGCCACCTCGGCGCATCTTGCTGATCTGACGGCTGCCGAACCAGAACGACATCACGGCGGCAAACAGTGCCTGAATTTCTTCGTCCCACGTGGCCTGCAAAGCCGCCGCCAGGGTGATCCCATCGGTTTGCAGCAAAGTGGCCAAGGCCGAGACCTTGACCACCGCAAAGACCAGAAAGAAGGCATAGGTGATGATCGGGCGCACCGAGGCCTGCAATGCCTCGACCCAGGGTAAGCCTGTGGGGTGGTTGGCGTAGCTGTACAGCGCCTGGCTCTCGGCAACATCCGCCGCAATCTGGATTTCCTCCAGTCGTTGGGTGTGCCCCAGCCGCTGCTGCTCCATCTGCCGATCCAGGATTGCCAGCTCGTGCTTGCGGTCCTGGCTGTCGCGAAACAGCTTGAGGAATTCCGGGAAGGTGCTGCTGAGAAAGCCCAGCAATGATCCGAGCAGGGTCAGCATGATCAGTGTCCTCCACCAAAGAGTTTCAGCTTGATCAGCGCACCGGCGACCAGCGCCAGAATGAAGCCGGTGGTCACCATGCGTATCAGGGTCTGCCAGGCCGTGTGCTTGGCGGTATTGAAGGCCTCGAGCAGTCCGCGCAGTTCACGGATGTCAGCGGCGGCACTTTCGCCATCCAGACCGACATCAGTCATGGCGCGCTTGGCGCCACGCTCAGCTGCGTCCTCGATCAATCGCTCAAATTCATCCAGCGGCATGGATACCCAGCCGTCTCGCGTGGTCGGTGTGTTCATTGCGGTCTCCATAAACAAGAAACCCCGCACGAGGGCGGGGTTGGTTGGGGTGAAGGGATGTATGGGTCAGGGCGCTGCGGGGATGACCAGTGCGGTCTTTCGGGCAGGCTGCTTGGTGTGCCCGGCTTTAGCTTTGCCAGACTTCCCGGCTGAGAGCTCCACAGTTGTTGTCCAGCTCTGCCCGGCCAGGTGATGGGTCACCGACTCGATCAGATAGGTGCCATCGGCCTCCTGCTTGAAGCCTTTGAGCGCGACCGATTTCTCGGCAGCCAGATCGGCGCGCCCACGCAAGGTTAAGTTGCCCGTTGCGGTTTGCCGGTTCATGCCGGCCAGTTTGGCCCTGGCCGCCGCCTTGGCGGCGCTGGCGTTGGGATAGATGTGCCGGTCGGTATGTACCGCAGCACTCGAACCCGTCGGTGCATCCGGGTTCGGGATCACGATGTCGATTTTCTGGCCGGTCTTGCTGTCATGTGCTCTGGCCTTGACTGCGGCCACGCTGCCACGATCCGGGAAGGTCAGGCGATAGCTGTTGATCGCGGTCGGCTCCAACTGGATCACCGGCAGGCTCTTGCCGGAGGCGGTTTTGCCATTGGCGCGCGGCATCACCAGCAACTTGCGTTCCTTCAGGGTGGCCGTGGCGTTGTACTGACGGGCCAGGCGGGTCAAGAAATTGAGGTCGGACTCCCACGTCTGATCAGCCCTAGGGATGGTCGTGTCGATCGAGCACACCGCCTGCCAGCTGTTGCGCGCGGCCACTTCCTTGACGATCTGCGACAGTGGTACCTGTTCCCAGGCGTGCTGGCGGGTATTCTTGGCTGCTCCTGCCATGTCTGCAGGCTTGCCCCGGATGACGAGGGTGCGGGGCGGGCCGGAGAGTTCGATCTCATCGACCGTGTAGGCCCCCATGAAACTCAAGCCTTGACCCTCCCACCCGAGTGAGATGCGCAGCACAGCCCCCTTTTTGGGGAAGGCGATGCGATCGTCCCGATCGTCCAGGCGAATTTCACATTCGTCCGACTGCAGCCCTGCCCGATCGGTCAGCTCCAGGCTGAGCAGACGGTCTTTGAGCAGATCGGTGATGTCCTGCGCGTTAGCAATAACCTGAAAGATGGCACGCATGGGTCAGTCCCAGAGCTGGATGACATCGGTACGCGGCGATGCGAGATCAGGCAGATATATTTGCACCCCGGCGACAAAGGGCTGAGGGATGCCAGCCAGCCCCGGGTTGGCCTCGAGCACGGCCTCGACCGAACCCAGCAGATGGCCATAGTGGCGCTGGCACAGGGTATCCAGCACATCACCGTCAGAGGTTTTGATAGTCGTCGCCATAGCGTTTGAATTCCACAGTGAAGGTTTGCTTTCGCGGCGCGCCGTCGGCCATTAGATCGCTCTGGTCTTCGGAGAGGCTGGTCAGATACCAGCGGCCGAGGATTTCACCGTGCCCTGCGATGAGTTCCACGGGCTTCATCTGGAAACCGATGCGCCGCAAGGCGTTGAGTTGGGTCATACCGGCCATCTGGGCAAAGACCACACCCGAGAGCGAGAGAGATTCGCCGCCCTGATTGACCGCCTGCAAGGCCTCCGGGCGACCAAGCCGCTCCTGGGGGGCGACGTTGTAGTTGCTCTGCCGGCGCAGGCTGTCGAAAGCAGCGGTGCTGAGGCCAAAGTAAAAGCGCTCACCTTGGTCGGCAATCATCACCAGCAGGTGTGGGCGAGCGCTGGACAGGCTGGGCAGTGGGGATGCGCCCGAACCACCCGTGAAAGCGACAGCAGCGGCCACGAGCGACCCGTTACCCAACTGCGTTTTGATGATCGTGACCTGAGTGCCGACCGCGCTTGCCGCGTTCTGGATCGATTGCACGGCTGTGCCCACGCGCCTGGCCGCGGCCTGGCTGGCATCGATCAAACGTCCGACTTGCTGGGTGCGCCGGTTGATGTCAGCCAGACCCGTCTGTAGCGATGACAGGCTGCGACCCACAGTGCTGCGCTCAATGGATGACAGCACGCTGGTGGGCAAGAGTGCCGCCACACCTTTGAGTGCAGAAGCGCTGCGTACCAGTTCGGCGGTGGTGTTGCTGGCCAGCCGGAACACACTTTCCGCCGGCTGGGTGGCATTGGTCATGGTATTAGCCAGTTTCCCAAGACGCTGCACATGGCTGGCAGCGCGCGCGACGGTTGTGCTCGCCTGCGATACCTGCTGGGTGATGGCGGTCGCGCTAGTAATTAAGGACATCGTGCTCCTCACACATGGGCACCGTCGTACCAGGCGGCACGCTGGGCCTGTTGCTGAAATTGTTCGAACAGGGTTTTGAGGTGCGGCATCAGCTCATTGGCCAGCTGCCTCGGGTCCTTGACGTCACCTTTGACGGTGATTTGCAGCGTGGGCGAGAAACTCAGCTGGTGCGGCACGGGCGGCGCCTTTGCCGCTGGTGAGGTGACTGGCCTGACAGCAGGGGTCGGGGCATTGGCCGCAGCACTGGACGAAGCCGCAGCTGGGATGGGCTGCGTAGCCACCAAAGTCGGTGCCGGCTGTGGCGTTGTGGGCGCGACTAGCGATTTGCCGAGCCAGCCACCTAGCTTGTCGCCGGCGAAGCTGCCTATGGCCCCACCCAAGAGGCCACCAATGGCGATACCTATCGGGCCGCCGAGTGCGCCCACGGCTGCCCCCAGTTTGGCACCCGCTAAACCACCGGCGAGCGTGCCGGCAGCACCCCCATAGCCCTGCGCTTTCTCCTGGCGAGTAGTGGCGTTTTTGCTGGTGTCGTAGACCTGGTAAGCAGTTGTGCCGATGGCAAGGGCACCACCCAATCGGCCACCAGCCTTGCCCAGCCAGTTGCCCACACGGGTAAAGCGCCCCAGATTGTTTGCAGAAGCTGCTATGCCCCCGGCTGCCTTGCCAGCGGTCGTGGCGGTGCCTGGGCTGCCTCGGCCAGACCGACCCAGCAGATCCATCAGTCCTCCGCCACCACCACCAGGCCAGTTGGTGACGAACACAGGCTGGGCGCCTGCGCTGGCCGCACCACCAGAGAGCACACTGGCCAGATTGCCCAGCCTTCCGGGCAGGCCTTTGCCAGTCCCGATCCGGCCGGCCATAAGGGTGCCGCGCGCCAAGTCGAAAGCGCCGCGCCCGATATTCCAGGCGGCTTTGGCACCCTTGAGCGCCACCAGCCCGCCGGCCACGGTGGCCAGACCCGCCACCACCATCGGTGCCTGCTCGACCAGCGTGGCCAAGGCTCTGCCGACAGAACCGACGGCCTGGCCCACGGTGTCGGTCACTGGACGCAAGGCGTCACCAATCCGGCGCAAGGCCTCGTCCCACGCCTGACCGACCTCGGCCCAGATCTGCTTGGAAGTTTCCCGCCGCGCGATCAGGTCTTGCTCAATCTCACCGCTGGCCTGTGCGGCATTTTGTTTGAGGCGTTGGTACAGATCGGCGTTTTGCATGTAGGCGGTCAGCGCCGCCTTGACCTGCATGTCGGCGAAGAGATCGCCGGTTTTCATGGTGGCTTCGAAGGCTTGCAGCATGGCTTGTTGCTTAGCCGGATCACGTTCTTGCCCGATGCGTTGCGCCGCCACGGAGACTTGCTGGGCTCGCTGGGGATCGGCCTGCTCGATGTAGGCCCGGGCTAGCACAAAGGAGGACTCCATCGTGCTCCAGCCCTTGCCGATGGCCTCCTGCATCATGGCTGTGTAATCGATACCGGCATCGGCGTAGCGTCGCTGGGTCTCGGGCGAACCGATCTTGGAGAACCAGTTTTTGAGGTTGTTGGCCGCCTGATCCGGCGAGCCGGAGACCTTCATCTGCACCTGCAGCATGGCGCCGAGCTGATTGACCGAGTCCTGGCCGGTGATGCCGATCTTCTGCATCTCGGCCAGCAGCTCCGGAAACCAGCGCGCCATGTCCGAGGATTCAAATGATCCCTCTTTGCCCAGGTAGGCGATCGCCTCCAGGGCTTGCTGCATCTGGGCCGGGTCGGTGATCTTGGCGTTTTGCTCCAGGGCGCCGATCATGCGCGCCGTGTCGACGCTACCCGAGCCCTGGCCCACGGCGAATTTCGCCAGCAAGGGGGCAAAAGTGGTGGCACGCTCCAGATCCATGCCGCCACCCACGAGCTGATTGATGGCTTGGGCCAGCTCGTTGCGCCCCATGCCACTGGCCAGAGCGCTCTGGGCGATCTGCTCACCGATCTGAGTTTCGCGCGCAGTACCCGCAATGCCGGCTTTGATCGCCATATCGCGCACGATGGCCTGATAGTTGGCCGAGATCGTGGCTGGGACCGCGATCGTAGCGGTAAGCTTCAAGGCATCACCTACCGCCTCCCGGCCTTGCTCAAGCCCCTGGCCGATGCGCTCACGGCCAGCAGCCTGCAACTCCAGCCCCTGGGCAGTGCGCCCTAGGCGCTGATAGGCACGCTCGAGCTTATCGGCTTCGATACCGGCCTGGCGCAGTACCGTGAGATTGGCTTCGATCTTCTTGCGGATGCCCTCCGCAGCGGCATCGCCACTCAGGTGCAGCTTGCGAAACTCGCCCTGCAGGCGCTGCGTCTCCCCAATCGTGCGCTGCCACAGGCGTTGTTGCTCGGCGGTCTGCTTGAGACGGGTGATGCGCGACTGGGTGTCGGTTAGCGCCCGGCCCAGCGAGCCATCCACCGCGCCGCCAATGACGATGCCCAGTGCGATATCACGTTTCATTCAGTCCTCCAGCCACCACAGGGCATCGCTCAGATCCAGGGCATCAATCTCAGATGGCGGAAAGTGCAGCTCACGCGCCAGACGCTTCATCAGCAGGCCCAACAGGGGCGGCGTCATCCGGGCGAGCGGACACCAGGCGAAAGTAGCTGTCTTGCAGCCGCTTGTAGTCGGTAAAGCGCATGCCCTCCAGATCCTTCGGCGCAACGCCCGCCAGAATCCCGAACAGGATCAATTCGCGCTCTTCGGCGTCGGACGGCGCTTGCCGGGAAGCCAGGCGCATGTCGCGCACGAGTGGCGTGCGCAGGGTCAGGGTGTCGCGGCGAATGCCATCGAATTCGGTTGGGTGTTGTAGCTTGACGGTCAGTTGGTCCATGAGACGGTTCTCCGGGGGTTAATAGGGTGCGGGTTACAGACCAAGGGCGACACGGATGTCGGCCAGCTGGTCGCGCCCGTCGACGATGCGCACCGAGGCGATCGGGTCGATCTCGTAGATGAGCAGGCCATCGAGCTCGAGCTTGTAGTAGCTGCAGGCCAGGCTAAATTTGGTTTCGGCCTTCTCCGAGGGCTTCCAGTCGCCCATGTCGACCTCGGTCAGCATGCCGCGCAGCGTCACGACGCACGACTGAACCTCGCCCTTGTGGGTGCGAAAGGCGCCCCGGAAGACACCGTTGAAGGCACTCTGGTCGGCCAGGCCGAAGAAGCGTAGGGCTTCGATCGACATGCCCGAGAGCGAGAAGTTGGCTTCCAGCGCTTCGAGGCCCAGATCCATCTTGATCGGGGCGTCCATGCCGCCACCCCGGTAGTCTTCGGCCTTGATCTTGAGTTTGGGCGGGGTGACCTGGGTGGCGATGCCGGCGAAGTTCACGCCGTCAATGAAGAGGTTGAGGTTGTAGAGGGTTTGCGGGATCACGGTACGGGCTCCTTAAATGTCGAGAACTTCAGTAATCCACTGGTTCGTGACCTCGACCCGGAAGGTGGGGTTTTCTGCGGGAGGCACGTCAGTAAAGCGGATGTTCCAGTACACGCGGCCTTGCTCAAGCTGGCTCGCGGTGTTGAGTTCGGGGTCGGGGTAGACCTCGAAATTGATGATGGCGCCCTGCGCTTTCAGATCACGCATGAAGGCCTGCAGGCCTTCGGTCACGTCCTTGACGTAGGTCTTGGTGATGGAGCGGTCTACCGCCCATTTGTGGCCGTAGAGGATGGCATCCATGACGATGTCGACTGTGCGCACCCGGGTGATGAAGGCCCACTTGGCATCGGCCGAACGCGTGCGGTTACCCCACAGACGGTAGCCGCCATCACGGATGACCGTGGTGATGTTGGCGGCGTTGAGCAGGTTGGCGCGGCAGGTCTCATCCCCATCGAGAAACTCGATTGGGCGTGCGGTGCCAATGACCTCGACGAACTCCTTGTTGGAGGGCGAGGCCCAGAAACCGTATGCGCGATCGGTCCTGGCAAAGAGACCTGCGGCATACGGGGACACCGGCACCGTACTGGCCGCGCCGGACTCGGTGTCCCACACCTTGAGCCAGGGGTCGACCGCAAAGACGCGCTTGCTCCCGAAGTTTGTGAAATAGGCAATAGCCGATTCGTCATCGGTATTGGGGCCATCGACGATGGCGATCGCCTTGAGCTTGGTCGCCAGGCCATCCATGGCACTGGCCACCGCCTGGGTGGCCGAGTTCCCCGGGCAGACGATCAGACGGGGTTGCGCGTTATGCACGGACTTGCCGTCGAGCAGTGCCTGCATGCCAGTGCGCTGGCCATCGACCGTCACGCCACCGATGATGGCGCTGGTGAGCGCAGCGGCATCGGCGACCAGCGGCACTCCGATGGCCACCACCACCGCAGATGACTGGGCGTAGATGCCGCGTGCCGACTTGGCCAGGGCGCTGCCCGCACCGAACTGCTTCACCGCCTCGCGATAGGAGGTCAGCAAGATGGGCTTATGGGGCTCGGCCAGCCCCTCGGCGGGCGTGTAGGTATCGACCAGGCCGATGATCGACGAGGACGGAATGGTGATCGGTCGCGGACCGGTGTCGATCAGGGTGACAGTCACCCCGTGGAAGAAGGAAGTGGGCATCGTGTTCTCCAGAAAGTAAAAAGCCCACCGCTAGGGTGGGCCGGATGGGTATGACGGAAATGCTCAATCAATGACCATTGCGCTTTATTCTCCGAACATCAATGGCCATCCGGAAGTGAAGTCGTAGGCGCTGGGATCGGCGCTTGCTTCCATTGCACTGCGATGAGCCTCTGCCGCCTCGAAGATTGCGATATCGCTTGCCATTGATGTTGCCAACAGCCTCTGTGCGAGCTGGCTTGTCATGGCAACAAAGGAGCCTTCCATGGTTTTCCACTGCAATCCGGCGGGCAAATTGCTGCCCAAAAGAAACAGTGCTTGTTGCTGGCTTCGGCTTTTCGAATCACTGTGGAACCACTTTCCGTCTAACACATAGCCACCATATTGCATGCGACGGTCACGCTCTAATTGAATTTTATGCGCCATTAATTCTCGAACCTGCCATATATCCGGCAAAGCCGGATGGTATGGTTTCAGCTTGCCATCGCATTCAATTAAGGCTGCATGCTTAAATTGCATTCGCCATTCAATTTCAGTGCATTCATGCAAATGCGACGTATCTGGCAAGACAAAGGATTGCATATCGGTGTCGATCCACTGCAGAACCACTTTCGTGTTTTGATCGAAATACGCATATTTAGGCATTATTCTTTACCTCACCACTCAACTATTAACAGACCAGGGGCACCTGACGCGCCCGCATTGCCGAATGCGGTTGATCCGGTGAGCATGCCAGATGCCCCCCCTCCACCGGAGCCAAATCCTGACGCGGGGGCTCCAGCACCACCACCGGTCCCGTAAGGTGTGCCTCCCCCCATTCCCCCGATGCCAGGAAAGTCATACCCATAATTTCCAATTGCAAGAGAATATGCACCAGGCATTGCCGAGGAATTTCCACCTGCGCCTGGAATTGAAGCAATATTAGATCCAGTGACCCCCAGGCTTGGCTGACCACCACCCCCACCAGCCAATATCAAAGAAACTCCCGTTCCCACGAGGGTCGTGTTTCCGCCAGCTGTTCCTGGCTGTCCGTTGCCTGCCACGCCTCCCGAGGCCCCACCACTGCCGGCGCCACCAATAGTGATGGTTAGTGTTTGCGCCGGAACGACAGGAAAGGGCTGGCGAATAACGAACTGCGCAGCACCGCCACCTCCGCCGCCGCCGCTGGTAACCCAACTACCCGTTGAGTTTCCGCCACCTGTACCCCCACCACCGCCTCCGCCACCACATCCAGAAACGTAGATCTGGGTTACGCCAAGTGGAACGATGAACAACCCATTAACTGTAAATCGTTGTTGCCCCTTGGTTTTGAATCCGGGCTGAGTCAAATTGGCTAGGACTGTCCCACCAACCACAAACCAAGTACTCTGGCCATTGCTTTGCAACTGCAGCGTATCGTTTTGATTGAGTATCAAAGAGCCTAAGCCAATGGAGTCTCCCTCTTGAGAAATTACACTTACGGCATAGGTAGAGGTCGAAACCATTTCGATTCTGCTGCCAGCAGGACAACTGGATACCGGTGGCAAGGTCAGAGTGTAGTTTCCGGAACCCTGCCCAGCCTGAATCATCGACCCACATGCATCAGCCGGAATGACAGCTGAGGCCGTGAATACGGTAAAACCGCTTGACTGTATTCCTGCTTGTTTTACGTACTCAGTGGTTGCTTTTTTTGTTGAATAGTCAAAGCGGGGTGGGGTTGCCGGATTTGATCCTCCAATTATTTTTCCGTAGGCATTTACGATAACTTCATCGTAAACCCCTGACTCAACACCAGTCTTTCCCGCTGCCATAGAAAAAACAAGATCGCTTCCGCCGATTAAAATCGGGCCATCACTTATGAGTTGCCATAGAGAGTCCGCGTAAGCGCTCCCCTCCTCAACAAATACAAATAACCCCGGAGTAACCTTGAAATCCAAGTCGGCATCGATCGACCGCGCCCAAGCAGAGGCCCCCGCGACATAAATTCCATTCTCTCTTGCTAAAGCTTGATCTTTTACCAATACTCGATCCCCGGACGAAACGAGCACACCGTCAACAGTTTGCAACCCAGACAATTCGACTGGTCCTTTGGTTGCAACGCGAACGCTTTGCTTCCAATCAAGCTTGCGTATTTCAGAAGAAATTTTCTCATCCACATACCCGCGCGTGGCCAGCACAATCGCTGGGTCGATCTTTAGCTGCACCGCTGAGGTATTGCTCACGATCAGCACCATGCGGATCACCTGCGTACGCCCCGAACCTTCGGCCAGCACGGGCTTGTAGGTGTCCGGACAGTTGGCCACCGCACACAGATTGCCGTCGGTGTCGAACAGGCCAATCTCGCGAATCCACCAACCGCCAATTTCCTCGGGGATCACCTGCTCGGCAATGATCTGGCTGGCATTGGTCGGATCGACGAATAGACGATTCAGTGGTGCGCGGCGGTTTTCTCGAAGCAATGTGGTCTGGTTTCGATTGGGCAATGGCGTGCTGCCGTTGCCATCACCGACGCCCATCTGGGTCAGTTGCAGCGTGGTCCCGAGCGCAGTGGCATTGGCCAGCTTGGCCTCACCAATCGCGGTCAGGATGGCAAAGTAGGTTTGACTCATGCGAGCGAACTCCAGGGATAAATATTCATGTGGTCGATGGTGTGGTCTGCGCCGGCGCTGCCAATCACGCCGCTGACCTCGACCTCTGCAGGGGTGTAGGGATAAACGACCATCTCATCGCCCTCGTAAGCGGCGACATGAATCGGGCAATCGCCTCGGGCTTCCAGGCTAATGGCCAGGCCAATCAGGTGGCGGCTGAGTGGTTTGGCGTCGTCGATCAGACGCTCGAGCTCCTGGTACATGGCATCGGTGATGCCGGTGTCGAGCACGCCCACCTTCAGGCTGAAGGTGCCCGCCGGGCCGGCAGGCACGAGTTCCCACCACTCCACCACCTCGATCAGGTAGCCCAAGGGCTCGACCACGCGGCGCAGCGCACCGATCGTGCCTTTGTGCTGGTGCACGTAAAACGCTGAAGCAATGACGCCGCGCTTGGCCGCATCCGACCAGGCAGGGTCCCAACGATCCACCGAGCGCGCCCAGGCCAGATACGGCAGCAGGTTGGCTGGGCATGCTTGGGGTCGCCACAGCTCGGCAATCGGCACCGGTGTCGATCGCTGTGTCGCGTCAGCCCAATGCCGCTCCAGCGGTGTGCTGTTGGCGGGCAGCAGTGCGCTACTCATCGAAGCCTCCGGTAGAGATGTCGATTGCGATGCAATGCGCCGCCTGGCTGCTGGTCAGCACCACGTCGGCCTCCGGATATAGCAGTTCGACGCGTTGTACGCCTTCCACATGCAAGGCAGCGAACAAGGCCGAGCGCCGGATGTCGCGTCCGAGCCGGCGCTGGGTGCTGACATAGGCCTCCAGTTGCGCCTGCGCAGCGGCGAGGATGGGCTCGGCCTCTGGACCCGGATACAGCCAGAGCGTGGCACTCACCTGGTAGGGCACGATCTGCGCGCCTTGCACGGTGAGCTGATCGGCCACCGGGCGGACCTCTTCACTGGACAAGGCCGCCTCAACCACGGCCAGCAGATCGGCCGAAGCACTGCCATCGCCTTCGCGCGAGAGCACCGTGACCACCACCTGGGCCGGCGCCGGGCTTTCGGCCGAGGCATCGGCCACGCGCCCATCGGCCGACAGCGCATGGAATATGTAGGCCGCCCGTGGGCCGGCCACCGACAGTCCTTCGAAAGCCCGCTGCACCCGGGCACGCAGACTGGCATCGTTTTCATAAACGGGATCGAGGTGCGGTGTGGCCTCGGGGTCACCGGGCGAGACGAGCAGGCGTGAGACGTTAACGTTGGCCGCCAGTTGCTCAAGGTCGGCGCCCACGGCGTAGGCCAGCAACACGGCGCGCGCGGCATCATTGATGCGGGCTCGCAGCTGCACTTCCCGGTAGGCGGCAAGCTCCAGTAACTTCACCACGGGATCGGACTCCAGCGGGGCCGTCCATCCATCGCCCATCAGCGCACTAAACGTGGCCAGCAAGTCCTGGTAAATCACCTCGAAGTCGAGCGGCTCTACAACCTCGGGAGCAGGCAGTTGGGACAGGTCGATCACAGGGCCACCTCCAGCAGCAAGGGAGCGGCGTCGTATTCGCCTTCAATCCGGAAATCGATGCGACCATCGACCACGCCGGTGATGCGTACCGCCGACAGGCGAATGCGCGGCTCCCAGCGACCGATGGCGCGTGCGGCTTCCGCCTGCACCGCCGAGATCCAGCCCTTGTTGATGGGCAGGTCCACGTAGCGGGGAATGTCCGAACCGTACTCCGGGCGCATGCGACGGCTGCCCAAGGGCGTGCTCAGGATGTCGCGGATTGACTGCTTCAAGTGCGCGACGCCAACTAGGGCCTGACCGTTATCGCGGCTCATGCCAATCAGGGCCATGACTCACGCTCCGGCCAGCGGCTCGGCCTCACGTTGGAAGTCAGGGTGCGGTTCCAGAAAGGCGATCAGGGTGGAATCGCCACTCTGGATGCGCCCCTGCTCGACGGCAAAGCTGCGGCCATCGGGCAGCACCAGGGTACGGCTCTTGAAAGCCTGGTCGCGGAAAGTCACTGTGCGGGTGGTTTTGTCATCCTGGGTGGAGACAGATGTAGGCTTGGTCTCGATCTTGGCCATGTGGACTCCTGAAATGCACAACCCCGTCCAGAGCGAACTGGAACGGGGTTGTTGGATAGGGTGCTGAAGGAAGAATTAGCGGGCAGCGCTGGTTTGCGCACCGTCGCCTTGTTCGGTATGGGTGTGGCTTTGCAGGCTGATGCCACCGGCGGTAACGTCCCCTTGCGCATGAACCTGACCACCGAAGGTGGCATTGCCGCCACCCGAGCCACCCTGAGCCAGTGAGCCACCAATCGTCAGACTGCCAGTGACCGTGGTCTCGGGCGCATCCAGGGTGACGCTGGGGGCTTTGACCGTCACCGGGCCGCCACTATCGATGAGCACGGTAGTGGCGTTTTTCACGGTAACGGTCTGGGTGCCATCGACCAGCAATGCACCGGTCTGCCAGTCGTAAAGCATCTGCGCACCATCAGGCATACGGATCACCGTCACATGGTCGCGGTTGTCAGCTTGCCCGTGGGTCGTGGTGTAAAAGCCTGGCAGGATGAAACCGGCTTCTGGCATGCCCGAGGGAGAAATGAGCAGACACTGCTCACCCACCGATGGTGCACGCCAGATGCGCACCTCACCGGCGGCCGGCACATGCCAGGGCAGATAGGCCGAGACCCACTCGCCAATGCGTACCCGCGCCCGGGCGTTGCTGTGATCGACGGTTTCGATGGTGCCGGCCTGCAGCATGGCCGCGATCATGCGGTCGTGCTCGCCAATCGCATAAGCCTCGCTCATAACGCCTCCGTCAGGGGCTCGTAGCTGTCAGGTCGCTGGCTACCCGGCATGAACCCCACCCAGATGGCCAGACCACTTTCATCGGCATAAGGCCATGTGGTCTCGCCCAGATGGAAGGCATGGGTCCATTCGACCACCCAGACCAGATAGCCATCGAGCTCCGGCTTGAAGGCGTCGTCCCCGATCTGCAACAGATTGGCCATGGTGATCGGCAGGCCCCAGGTTTCATGGGTCAGTGCCACCGCAATACGGGCGGTCAGTTCTCGCACCTGCAAATCGGCCTGCGCGGCATTGGGGTCCACGATGGCGCGCGCCTGAAACCGCCCGATGAGCGCCGTAGCGCCCGTTCCGGGATCATCGTCGGGCTCCATCTCGGCCAGTTCCACCAACACGGCCGGCAAGCTGATGCGTCGCTGCAAGACCGGATAGGCCTCGACCGTCGGCACCCCCGCGAGCTTCGCGCGCAGGCCGCTCACGATGGCCGTGTGCAGTTGGGCAAGAGATTCAATCATGGGATTTATGTCCTCAGCGGGCTTTGGCCAAAGCTTTGTGAATCTCGTAGTTCACTTCTTGGCGCAATACCGTCAGTAAGCGCTCTTCGGCGCGCTCGGCGGCCTGTCGAAAGGCCGCTTCACCCGGTCCGGCCCAGTCCACCTTCACCACCTCGTAGGGCCGGCGCGCTGCGGTGGTGCGTCGATAGACCGGGCCGTCGGGTGCGCGTTTGCGCATCTGCCAAGCCTGATCAAAGCGATGCCGCCCCACGGAGACTCCAGAACGCGTCTGGCGTGGCTTGCCCAGACGATGGGCTTCGATGGCGTTGAGCCCCAGCCAGACTTTGCCGCTGTCGCGCGAGCGCAGAAAGAAGTACAGACGCTGGCGCAACAGCTTTTGTGGAATGCGGGTCTCGTGGCTCACTGCCTTGGCGGTCTGGCTTTTGACCCACTGACCGGTTTTGCGCAGCGTGCGGCGCCAAGCCGCCTGGCTCGCGTTGGCCGAGAGGCCTTGCGTGATTGCCAGCACATGGCCAACATCGATATCGACTTTGAGGGTGGTGCTCATGTCAGAGGCCTCAGGATCAGGGCGGTGACGCCGGTGCCGTCGGGCTCAATGCCCACCACCTCGAACGTCTGGTCATCGAAGCTCAGCGTCGTGCCCTTGGCCACATCGACCGCATCGAGATCGCGCACGATCAGCTGCGGCTCAATCAGGCCGGTATCCAGGCGCCCCAACTGGGGCGCGAGCCACGGGGACGAGAACATCCCTAGCACGGGGCGCCCGACGATGTCGGCATGGTCTGCCAAGGCATCGAACACGGTGGCATCCAGCTCCCCAACGAGCGCACGAAAGTCTTGCATGTCGGCCGACTCACTTGACCAGTTTGATGACGGCGCGCGGCTTGGTGCACAGGTTGAGCGGATTGGACTGGGCTTCCAGTTCCACGCCCTTGTTCATGCGCATCAGCTCCTGCTTGGCATAGAGCGGTAAGCCGATCGTGTTGACCGTCTCCATGTAGTCGGCCGGCGCGTAGCGCGTGATGAAGAGTTCCGACACGCCCACCGGGATCAGGTAGGCGTCGTTCTCGCCAATGAAGCTGATGCTGCCGACCTTGCCGTAGAACTCCTTCCAGGTCACCTCGCCAAAGGTGAAACCCTTGCGCAGATCGTCGCGCAGGAATTGGCCATCGTTCCAGCGGTCGTAAGCCTGCTTGACGGTGGCGTGGCCGACAAAGGCGTCGTAAAAGCCCCGGCCACAGATCCCGAGCCAGCCAGTGATCACGCCCGAGTCGCCGATGACATCCTCGCTCTTGCGTTTAGCATCGCGGATTTTTTGCTGCAAGTCGGTGGTCTCAGTGGCAAGCGCCATGTTGACCGACTGCGCAGTGATGCCAAAGCGCTGGTGCAAATCGAGCAGCACGCGCGAGCCATCGGCATCGTAGATCTTACCGGTGACGGCACCGAAGCGGTGGTAGCGCAAGGTCGCTTCCAAGCGCTGGCGCATTTTAAAGAGGCGCTGGGTGACGAGGTTTTGTACGGTCTGGGTTTCCGATTCGCTACCAAAGGCACGCACGCCCTGAACCTCATCGGCCTTGATGGTGGCGGTGGTAGCCAAATGCAGGGTCGAGAACGGGATCATGTCGCGCTTGGCGCCCACGGTGACATCACCCGGCGCCCCGCGCTCGCTGGCCGGCACCAGAGCCAGGGCATCGCCGTCGCGCTCGATCATGACCGAGGTGGTGGTGATGCCTTCTTCCTCAAAGAGGCTGTCGAGCAGGTTGGGAACGTATTGGCCTTCGGGCGGGTTGTTGACGGCAGCCGTCAGCGAAGCAACGCCAAAGGCGTCGTCATTAAAGATGTCGAGGGTCAGGGGCATTGGAGTCTCCGAAATGAGTTAGGCACATGGATTAGCGAACGATGACGTGACGCGTTTTGAGGTCGGCCATCGCAGCGGCATCCAGACCGGTCAAGCGGGCGGCGGCCACTTCAGCCAGGCGGACGAAGGCCACGCCGTTGCGCGGATCAGCAGACGCCGGCAGCGCGGCATGCAAGATGCCCACCGCGACTTCAGTGCCGTCGGTAGCGGATGCGTTGTAGGCAGCGTAGTGACCCGAGGCAGTCTGGATGCCCAAGACCTGGCCGGCAGGCAGCGTGTCGCCGGCAGCAACGGTGATGGCTTCGCGTGAGATCTCACGGTTGCCCTCGGACAGCAGGAATTCGGCCGTGTGGACGGCTTCGGTTTGGATGTTCATGGCGTGTGCTCCAGGTGACGATCAAGGGGTGGGTTATTGGGGGGTGGCCGCTTGGGGTGTGACTGTTTTCTCGGCCGCTGGGCGGCTGGGCTTTTTCTTGCGCGCGGCGTATATGGCGCTGGTGTTCGGGCTGGGTGCCGGAGGTGCCTCAGTGCTGACCGGCGGCTCCTTGTTGTTGATGGGAGCGCCTTGCGCTGCCAGCAGTTGGTCAAATAGCCGGGCGCGCACGGCTTCCACACTTAAGCCTGAGCGCGCATAGTCGGCGGCCAGTTCGGGGCGCCGGGCGCTGGCACACAGGGTGCGAATCGCCTGCAGGCGTTCAATCTGCGCGGCCACCGCATCGTCATCGGTCAGGGGGGTGTTCATCAGCAACTCCTCGGTGAGATCAGAGAGTCCACAGGCCAGACAGGCTTGGGTGAAACGTGCGGCGTTGCGCGCCAAGCGGGCTGTACCGGGTGTTGGATCGGGTGTTGGATCCGGCGACGGCTCGGGCGCGGCCTCAGGCTCGTTGACAGGGGCCGGGGCAACTTCGGCGCTGGCTGCCAGCAAGGCGTCCGGAGGATGCTTGAAGCGCGCCAGGACATTGGTCGAGCCTCGGCAGGCTTGCAGTGCCACCGCTTCGCCAATCAGATCCACGAGCCCCAGGGCCAGCGCTTCATCGGCGTTGAGCCAGGTCTCCTCATCGAGCATCTGGATGAGCGCGGCATCTTCAATCGCCGGGGCCTTGCGCCGGTAGGCAGCCAAAATGCCGTCGCGCGCCTTATCCATCATGTCGGCGGTTCTGCGCAGGTCCTGCGCGGTGCCGTAGGTGAAGGTCCACGGGTTGTGGATCATCAGCATGGCGTTGGCCGCCATCACCACCTGATGCCCGCCGCAGGCAATGACACTGGCTGCGGATGCGGCCAGGCCATCGATACGAACGGTGCAACGCTCACCCAGGCGCAGCAAGGCGTTGTGAATGGCAAAGCCATCGAACACATCACCGCCCGGGCTGTTGATGGCGACGGTGATCTGCGCCCGGCCGTCGTCCATCGCCTTGAGTTCGTCGATGAATCGGGCGGCACTGACCCCCCACAGGCCAATCTCGTCATAGATCAGTACCTCGATGGACGTGGGTTGATTGGGTTCTGTCTTGGCCTGGATGCGATACCAGCTGCGCGTCGGCGCAGCCTCGGGAAGATGGCTCATGCCGGCTCCTCGTCGTTTGGGTTTGAATTTGGGGATGCGGATGTCGCACGACTGCGGGCATCCGAGTCGTAGCTCAGGCCCAAACCATCGGCGCGAGCGTTGTCGGCGGCGTTTTCTGAATCGATGAGTTCGGCGTCGTAACCCTGGCGCAGGGCCACTTCAGATCGCGAGGTAAAGCCGGCGCGCACCTCCATGCGCCGTGCCTGCACGTCCTGCACCGGGTGCAGGTAGGACCAGCCTTGCGGCACCCAGCGGGTGCGCAGGTAAGCCCGTCGCTGCCGCGCGTAGTCGGGCAGATCGATGACGCCGGCGAGCATCGCCATATCCAGCCAGGCGGCGCGCACCGGACGGCAGAACTGATGCACGAAGACGCCAAACTGGCGCTGTTCAATGCGTCGCCGAAACTCGTTCAACACCACCCGTATCACCCGGTCATTCACATTGCGCAAATCACCGGTGAGCAGCTCATAGGGCAGGCCGGCGCCGGCGGCGGTCGCCAGCAACTGCTGGCGCATGAAGTCTGGATAGGCGTTGCCGGCATCGGGCGGACTGGAGAAATCCACCTCTTCACCCGGCAGCAGTTCCTGCATCGTGCCGGGCTCCAGTCCCACCATCGGCGTAAAGCCATCGGCATCGGTCTGGATCGGGGCGCCAGTGACTGGGTCCACTGCCGGGTCCTCGGGCGCGGGCTTGCGGATGAAGCCGGCAAAGAGGTTGGCCACCTCCTGGCGAAACAGCACCGCGTCATCAAAGTCATCCAGTGATTTCAGACGGGCAAGCACCGGCGCCAGGATCGGCACCCCGCGCAATTGACCGGCGCGCAGTGGTTCGTAGATGTGCAATACCTGCTCGGCCGGCACCCGCTGCAAGTCGTTGAACGACGCCAATGGCGTAAGACCCTCGCCCGGGTGTGCGCGGTACATCCAGTAGGCAGCCCGCTGCCCAAGGCTGTTGAATTCAATGCCAGCGCGGATGACGTTGCCGCCACCGAGCTGCTCATGCTTGTCGTGGGGCGCGAATTCGGGTTCAAGCAGTTGCAACTGCAAAGGCACTGCCAGCCCATCTTCCGGGCGTCGGGGTCGCAAGCGAACAAAGCACTCGCCCGACTCATACACCGCCCGACAAATGAGCGCCTGCAAGCCATAGAGGTCGGTGCGCCCATCCGCATCCGCATCGTCACACCAGTCTTCCCACAGCTCTTGCAACTGGCGGCGCACGCCATCATCAGGATGGCGCGGTTTGGGCGTGATACCCGTGCCGATAGTGTTGGAGACCAGCCGGTCGATGGCCGAGAAGGCATAGGGGTCGTTGCGCGTCGCTGCGCGCGACCGGTTGCGCAGGGGCTGCAGTCCACCCAGAGACGCTGAAGTCGGACCGCTACTGGGTGCCTGCCAGCTCGAAGACCGGCGGCCACTGCCTGCGGCGTCGTAGCGGGCTTGGACGTTGGCCAATCGGTTGGGCAAGACAAAGCCACGCCGGGCGAGCCAAGGAAAGGGAGCGCCCATGCTCAGACGCCCTTGCCGGTATGAAAGAGGCGCACCAGACGAGCACGGCGAGGCCCCGTTTTTGCCAGCTCCAGCAACATGCGGTCGCGCGCTTCAATCAGTTCTTGCACCGTACGGTATTCGACTGTGCGGTCAGCGAAGCGAACAATGCGCTCCCCTTTGGCCAGGGCGCGCTCGATCCGGACGACATCGTCCTGGGTAAAGGCCATGCGAATTCCTCGATAGTTAACGGCGGCGCAGGTAAGTCGACGACGCGACCCGCCGCGCCGATGGCTGGGGTGCCCCTCGCACTGGCGCAGCTGGCAGGGCGGGACTGACGGTGCTTGAGCTCCGGGTGGGCTCGGTCTGGACATCCACCTGGGCATCCGCGACCGGCCCGCTCAAAGCGCTGTTCCCAAGGCGTGCCAGGATCAGGCGGCGTTCGATCTTGAGCCCCTGCAGGGCGGCATAGGCATACACCCGGCAGTCCAACGCTTCGTTGCGCGCACCGGAAGGTTTTTGCCAGGCGCGCACCTCGTTGCCTCGGGTATCGATGCGCGTCACCCGTTTTTCGACGGTGGCTTGTTGAAACCAGGCCTCGTCATACGACATCGGGAAGTGGCAGTAGCCGGGCTTGCCTTGCCCAACCTGCCAGCGCGCATAGATCGTGTCCTTGGCGGTGTCCACGCCGATCAGGCGCACGGTGTGACCCCGGTATTTCTTCGATTTGGTCTGGCGTTTAGGCCATACCGGTCGCGGACCAAACTGGCCCTTGACCGCCCAGATGTTGCGCGCCGTGCGCGGTGTGGCGAATTCGTAGACCTGCTGCACATGGTGGCCACCCGAGTCGATGCAGCACGCGGCCACGCGCAGCACCCGACCATCCTCGATGGGCATACGGGTGTTGGCCAGCAGCATATCGAGCCGCTGCCAGAGTTCGGGCTCTGCCGGGCTACCATGCAGCACGATGTGTTCGATGCCCCAGGATTCCTCGCCTGCACCCCAGCCCACCAGTTCGATTTCCAGGCGGTCCTTCTGGGTGTCGACGCCAGCGGTCACCGTCAGCACACCGGTCGGTAGCTGATCGGCTGCGTAGGCTTCACGCTGCTGCGCCAACTGCTGAGCATCGGCCTGTTCGCCCACGCTCTCGAAGGGCAGACCCATGGCGGTGTTCCACCAGGTTTTTTCTTCTTCGGGGTTGCCACGGGCACGCAGGAAATCGCTGGCGATCTCCGAGAGCTTGCGCCAGGGCGAATAGAGCTCGTTCAGGTGAAACCCAGGGATCGGATTTTCAGGGCACTGCGCGATCCACTGCCCATGCGCCAGCATCAGCGGCCGGTCGCTGTCGCGGATCAACACCCCACACGCGGGACAGACCAGGCAGGTTTTGGCGATCTCGTCTTCCTTGAGCAGGACATTGGCCCACTCAAGGACATGCTGGTGACCACAGTGCGGACAGGGCACAAAGTAGCGGCGCTGGTCCGACTGCAGCCACGCCCGCTCGATGCGGCTGTGCCCCTTGAGGCTCGGGGTCGAGACCAGCGCGATCTTCTTGCGCGCACGGTAAGTCGCGGTGCGCTTGCGAGCCAGGTTCACCGGGTCACCCTCGGTGCCGGCCGAGGGCGGGTAGCGATCGACCTCATCACACAGCAGCACCCGGATCGGGCGGCTGGACAAGCTTGCCGCACTGTTGGCCCCGGCAATCGTCAGATGGCCGCCGGGGAAGTGTTTTTTGAGGATCGTGTTGCCCGAGTCGCGGCTCTTGGCATCGCGCACCTTGCCGACCAGCGCCGGGGTGTCACGGATCATCGGCGCCAGACGATCCTTGGAGAAGGTTTCACCCATCTCGATCGTCGGCTGCACCACCAGGATGGGTGACGGATCGAGGTCGATGAAGTAGCCAATCAAGGCTTTGAGGATGAGCGTCTTGCCCACCTGCGCCGAGGACATCATGACGACCTCTTCAACCCCGGGTTCGCTGAACGCGTCCATGATGCCGCGCTGATACGGGGCGCGCTCGCTCAGGTATTTGCCCGACTCGGCGCTGTCTTCGGGCGAGAGGTAGAGATGCGTGTCAGCCCATTGGCTCACCGTCATCGTCGGCGGTGGCCGCCACAGCGAGCGCACCCGGGTTAACAAGGTCTGGATCATCGTCAGGGGCGGCCTCAGCAAGTTCCGACAAGGCCTCCATCACCATGTCCGTCAGCAGCCGTTCAATGGCCAACTCCTCAGAAAGCGGCAGCACCAGCGGGGTGGCGCGCACCGGCAAAGTCAATAACTTGGCCCGCGCTGCAGCGATCATGCTGGCCCAGGCCCGCTCCACATCCACAGCGGGCACCAAGACGCCTTTGAGGCGCGCGGTCTCGACTTCGGTTTTTTCTGCCTGGGCTCGGGCGAGGCGGGTTTTTTCGGTGAGGAGATCACCGCCATCGCCGCTGGCGACAGCGCGCAGGTGGCGGATGTAGGCCACCACCGACGGAATGATGTCGTACTGCCCGCGCGTGGCGGGCTTGGGGATCACGCCCTCCTTGGCCAGTTGCTGCACCCGGCGCGGGGTCAGGTCCAGCAGCTTGGCCAGCGATTCAATGGGGGCAGTTGCCATGCAGTGCAGCTCGTCGACAAAGGTGAAATCAAAGTGGGGCCGGCAGCGTTGATATTTCGCGCTCAAGCGAAACGCTGGCGCCGCTCATTTCGTCTGGGATCACAACCAAGCCCCGTAACGCCTTGAACTGGGCCACGAAGCGAAACCGTAGCGCGGCCTGTGCCTGCGCAAATCTCGCGGGTCCGCCGCCCCGCACTGGCCAGGATCGCCAGGGTCCCCGGCGATGAAATGGTGAAGCGTTGCGAGCCGCTGCCAGTCGGTGCGTGGGGTTGATGCGACAGCGGCCAGATTCAACTTGGCTTCTTCCGGAAATGAAGCGTTCATACGGTCATCGCAATCCACCGGAGGCAACACCATGACCCACCCGACGCTCGATCAAATCGCCCAGACCATCCTCGGGCTCGAGACCCTGGACACGCGCAACAGCGACCGGCTGGACTTCCATGACCTGGCGGTCTGGAACATCAAGGCCGCGTTGCTGGCTGCTTTTGAGTCAGGTCAGCAAGCTGCCAAAGCCTCTAGGAAACCTCGCCAGACCCCGCAGAAACGAGTTGCTAAGCCGGCCGAATGAAGCGTTCATAGAGACACGATCACCCACCCGCAAAAAGGACCCAACCATGACCACCCAGAACACCAAGCCCACCGCCCTGGACAGCTTTATCACCAAGGCCAGCGAATTCGACGCCTTGCTCCAAAGGCTGCAACAGATGCGCGATGACCATTTCGGCGTCAGCCCCGATGCGGTCACCTGGGGCCACGTCGGCGATGTGACGCGCTACGTCACCGCCCTCAAGGAAGTGACCGACGCCTATTTCAAGGAAGGCGAGTACGCCGAGTAAGCGCACCCCAGTGAAACGCCCACCGATCCATCACCAGGAGATCACCATGAAACTGACCGACACCCAGACCCTGATCCTCAACACCGCCATCCAGTCGTCCGATGGCGAGCTGCGCTGGTTTCCCGACAACCTCAAGGGCGGCGCCCGTGACAAGGTATTGGGCAGCCTGCTGCGGCAGGGCCTGATTCAAATCGATGGCGAGAGCCACCGGGTCACCAATCTGGCGCATGAGGCGCTGGGGCTGCCCGTTCCTCTGTTTCCAGCCCCAACGATGAAAGCCTCGCCGCGCACCCGGGACAACACCAAGCAGGCGCAGATCATCGCCATGCTCAAGCGCCCCGAGGGCGCCACGATCAGCCAGATCGTCGAGGCCACGGGATGGCAACCGCACACCGTGCGCGGCACCTTTGCCGGAGCTTTCAAGAAGAAGCTGGGCCTTCTGATTGTTTCGGAGAAAGACTCCCAAGCCAATCGGGTGTACCGTATCGCCTACGACAAATAGGAGATCAACATGCCCACCGACGCCCTCATGAAGGCTATCCACGCACACCCTTTTCGACCTGCTGGTGTCAAAGTAAGCCCTGACCTTTGGAAAGAACTCTATCAACGCGGTCAGATAACCCGCGCCAGAGGATTCATCGAGGGAGTCATAGACTCAGGGATTGATTTTCCGGTCATCGACAAAACGATTTTTGTTGAAATCGATTTTGACCTCGAAGATCTTGAATTTCGATTACCTTCCGAACCGAAACGATGATCGCTCAGAGCGTGGCATCTGCCTTCTGAGTCACCTCATCGAACGCTAAACCATCAGATTGGCGTGATGCCTTTTTCCCCGTGTAATCCTGCCAACGCTTGACGATCACATCGACGTACTTGGGATCGAGCTCCACCAGCCGTGCGCGGCGTTGGGTTTTCTCAGCGGCAATCAGCGTCGTGCCGGAACCGCCAAACAGATCAAGCACGATGTCCCGCGTTTTGCTGCTGTTGCGAATGGCCCGCTCGACCAGCTCCACCGGCTTCATGGTCGGGTGCAGATCGTTCTTGACCGGCTTGTTGATGAACCAAACATCGCCCTGATCACGATCGCCGCACCAGAAGTGATCAACGCCATCGCGCCATCCATACAGGATAGGTTCGTACTGGCGCTGGTAGTCAGCGCGCCCCAGCGTGAAGGTGTTCTTGGCCCAGATGATGAAGGTGGACCATTTGCCACCCGCACCCCGAAAGGCCAGTTGCAAGGTATCGAGCTCGCTGGAGCTCATCGCGATGTAAACCGCGCCCTTGCTGTAGTTAAGGAGGTTGGCACAGGCTGCCGACAGGAACCCGGCAAAGCCTTCGCCCAGGTTGTCGTTGAGGATGGGCCGGTGGGTACCGCGCTGCTTATCCTTGGCGGTATTGGCGTAATTGACGTTGTACGGCGGATCGGTAAAGGCCATGTCGGCCAGATCGCTGCCCATCAGGGTTTCCAGCGCCACGGGGTCGGTGGCATCGCCACACAGCACGCGATGCTCGCCCAGCAGCCACACATCACCCGGCTGGCTCACTGGATCATCTGTGACCTCCGGTACCGCGTCATCATCGGTCAGACCCTCGTTGCCGGCCAGCTCGGCCATCAGCGCAGCCAGTTCATCATCGGCAAAGCCGGTCAGTGACAGATCGAACCCGGCAGCCTGCAGCGCCTCCAATTCGATACGCAGCAGTTCGTCGTCCCAGCCGGCGTTCTCAGCCAGCTTGTTGTCCGCGAGTACATAGGCGCGCTTTTGCGACTCGCTCAGATGAGCCAGTTCGATGACCGGTACCTGCTCGAAACCCAGCTTGCGCGCCGCCAGCACCCGACCGTGACCGGCAATGATGCCGTTCTCGCCATCGACCAGCACCGGGTTGGTCCAGCCAAACTCCCGAATGGACGCCGCGATCTGCGCCACCTGGGCATCGGAGTGCGTGCGGCTGTTTCGGGCGTAGGGGATCAACGCCTCAATGGTGCGGTATTCAATCTGCACGATGGTCAGGGCCTGGAAACGACAAACCCGCCAAGAGCATCAGGGCTCAGGGCGGGTTTGAAGAGTTGGGGTGGCTGGGATCAGGGTGGGCGTTTGCCTCGCACCGCTGTCCAGAAGATAGCTGAAATACTACGCCAATCCGGCGGATATGTTGCACGCCTGATTTTGGGTTCCACCTGCAGGGTTACGCAAGGCTCCACAGGTCTTGGAAAGCGCTGGCGATTTCATGCAATTTCATGAGCGATCCTCCAGATTGAGGTGCAGCGCGACCTTGGCCAGGGCCATCTGCCAGCGCCGCCAAGCGGTGCTGCGGTCACAGGCAAAGCGGATACCGATCTCTCGCCAGCCATAGCGCTTGGCGCGCATCCAGACCAGGTGGCGTTGCTCTTCTTCCAGCCAGAGCACCCAGCGCATCACCTCCAGCATCCGATCGACCGACTCCGGACTGGGCGGAAAATAGACCGGCGGCCGATCATCCGCACCCAGATTTTCATGGTCGGCGCGTTTGATCGCCGGCCAGCAGTTGAAGTAGCCCTGGACCCGAACCGCAGGCAGACGCCGAGCCACATCCGCCGCCTGACTGAAGCGCAGGGCTACCTCCTCGATCGTCCACTTAGCCATGGCGAGACCCTCCGTAAAGACGCTGGCCGATGCGACGAACGATCTCCTGCTCAAGGAAGTCCAGGCGGCTGTCATCGGCATGCACCACCAAGATGCGCTGCTCCTGCCAGCCGCTTTGCTTGATGGCATCCAGATCGGGTGACTGGGGCTGAAGCCGCCCCAGGGGGCAGCGGTAGTGAGGTGTCGGTGTTTTCATATTCAGTCCTCCTGCGTCTCGATGGCCCAGTGCAGCAAGGCCAATGCGTCCGCCTCGTTGTCATCCGTGACCGGGTGACCCAGCGCGCGCATGGCAGTGATGACCTCGGCCTTACCCGCATTGCCTTTGCCGGTGGCGTGCTTTTTGATGGTCCCGACAGGCACCCCGAGATAGGCGATGTTTTGGTGCTCGCACCAGGCAGTGAGCGTGGCCATCAGACCGCCGTAGACATGGGCAGCGTCCACCCCGGCGTGACGGCGCACCTCTTCGAAGTACACCGCGTGGATGTCGTGAGCGATCGCCTTGAGTTCACTCAACCAGCGCTTGAATCGCAGAAACCGCATGCCGCCGCCCTCAAAGCGCTGCGGTCGGAAACTCGCAAACCCGTGAGCAATGTCACCCTCCCGGGTCAGCAGTGCCCAGCCGGTGGTGGTCCCGAGATCAAGGGCGAGCAGTACCCGCCGATTCAGATTCACGCCACAGCCATCGGAGGAAACCTGCCTACGTGAGGGAGAGGGAACTCCTGTTCCCTCTCCTACGTAGTAGGAGGGGGAGTTTTCGCCAACTGAAGAATCCCCGCAAACCCAATAACCACAAGGGTTTGCGCCAGTTGGCAAGTTGGCAGCGTTTCCAACTTGCCAACTTGCCAACATCGACCTAGTGCGTTGATTTATATGAGAATGAAGTTGGCAAGGGTCTGCCAACTGAATCCAGTTGGCAAAAGATGGGTTCCAGTTGGCAGAATTTTTGCCAACTTGATGATGCGTGTTCATGCGGGCTCCTGGGTATCGTTGAGGTCATCTTGGTAAACCCACACCTCGGGGTTCTCGACCGGCATGGCGGCCCCCGATTGCGGGCATTTGTAGTGGGTGGGCAGGACCGGACGGCTTTCGATCACCACCTCACCGGTCTCTAGATCAGGCGGCCCGATGGCCATCTGCAACGCCATGCCCTCCACACACAGGTAGCCGAACTTGGTGCGTCCACAGGACGGCAAACCGTAGTCAGCGGCGTTGCGGAAATACTTGATGTAGCCCTGGGTCGCCAGGGCCGATAGCCGCTCACGGATGGTGCGCTCGCCACCAAGCCCAGCCTTGCCTTCGAAGCCTTCGGCAAACTGATTGGCGGTGTAGCAGCGCCCGTTGGCTGCCTCCTGGAAGAGGATCTCCAGAATCGCATCGCGCTTGCGCCGACGCTCCGCATCGAGCCGCTCGCCGTACTCCTTCATCACCAACCGATCATTGGCGTCGACCTCGCGCCACTCGCCCTGAACCTTGTCGATGTGCTTGAGTGGAATGCCGGCACCGTTGCGCAATTCATAGATCAGTTGCCGGGTCGTGCGGGTCTCATCCGGTCGGAACAGCAACATTCCGGTGGAGTAATAGCCGCGCAGGCTTCCCGCACCCGCCAGGGCCTGGAACGGGTCCTCCTCGAACTGTTTTTTGCCCAGTTTTCGGGTGTGGTGCGCCAAGATGATTCCGGCATCAGGATTGACCGCCTGGCGAATGCGCTCCACCCGTTGCGACAGGAAGAACAGCATGGCGCCGTTGTCGTTCTCGCCGCCGCTTTTGCCGTACTCATCGCCGCCGTCGAACACATTGCGGATCGGATCGATGGCGATGATGTCGGGCGGCTCACCACCGAAGGCATTGGCGATTGCGGGGATGACCTGCGCCAGGCCTGCGTCATCAAGCACAAGCCGCAACTGTGGTGTGGCGACGAAGTTGGCACGCGCATCCTGCAGCCTATGTGCTGGCAGGCGGACATCCTTCACGCGCTCGCGCAGGTAGTGGTACTGAACCTCGGCCTGCAGGTAAAACACCCGCAGCGGACGGGGTGGCTGCATGCCCAGAAATGCGGCGCCTGCCGCCATATGCGCCAGCCATGACAACAGGAAGTCACTCTTGCCGACCTTGGGCGCACCGCCGAACACCAACATGCCTGCCGGCGTCAGCACGCGCGGCGAGATCAGGTCAGGTGGCAGCGGTGCCTGGTCGTCGAGCAGTTCACCCAGCGTGAAGGTGGGCAGAGACGGTGCTGCCGCCTTGACCACGCGCCGTTCGCCCTGACTGATGAATGCCGCGCAATCGAAGCCTTCATCGACCGCGTCTGCGGCGTCCCATTTGGCCGGCTTGTCGGTGGGCGGCACCAGGATAGCCACGGATGTGCTGCCCACAGCCACGCAGGCACGCGCGGCGCTCTCGGCATAGTCCCAGCCCGGGGCATCCCGGTCTGGCCAGATGACCACGGATTTCCCCGCCAACGGATGCCAGTCGGTTTTATCGACAGGAGCCTTGGCGCCGTTCATCGCGGTGGTGGCGGCAATGCCGCACGCGATCAATGCAGCCGCACACTTCTCGCCTTCGACCAGGATGACCTCTCGCACCTTCGAGATGACCGGGAGGTTGCAGAGCGGCCTGGGGTCAGGGGCACGCCACATGCGGGCGCGAACATCCCATGGGCGAAATTCCTTGCCCGTCGGTGGGTCGTAGCGGTAGACGCAGGCGATCAGTTCGCCCTCGGGTGACAGATAGTCCCACTTGGCGGTGTAAGCGCCGAGGTCGTCCATTGGCACGCTGCGAACATCGCGGCGCATCGGCGTGATGTTCGGTGGAGCAAGACCGAGCCACTGCCGGATCTCGCCAGCGATGCGCGGGAAGTCGCTGCGTGCGGAGCGACCCTGCGACCGTGCCCACAAATCGATGATGTCGCCGCCCTCGTCGGTGGAAAAGTCCTTCCACAGGCCGCGCCGTGGACCGTCAAGTTCAACCACCAGACTCTTGCCAGGGTTGCCATCGACGTCACCGATGGTGAACTTGCCGCCCCGGATGCGCCCCTGCGGAAACAGGTAGTGGAGAACGGCTTCGAGCCGGTCCATCAGCCCAGTACGCAGCGCATCGGTATCGGATGCCAGTTCGTCGCGCTGTTCGGGGGCGTCATTGAAGTCGAGCCAGATGATGTTGTCGGCCATCATGTCGAACCCCAACAGCGGTCCTGCCAGGGGCAGAACTTGCACTTGACATGCGTCGGTGTAGTCGCATGGCGCGGCAACAGTTCCTGGCTGTCGGTCGCCGTGATGACCCGAACCGCGCGATCGGACATCCGCTGCGCCAGGCCGCCGTCGAACGGCACCAGCTCGAACCAGATCTCTTCGGAGTCCTTGTTGATGGCGGTGAACAACGCCGGGTTCGCCGAGATGCCCGGCACGCTCGCTTCCATGTAGGCCTGATAGATGGCCATCTGCGCGGCATAGACCGGTTTGGATTTGCTGACGCCGTGCTTGACCGTATCCCGCCAGGACTTGTCGTTCATGGTCTTGCACTCCCACAGGGCCGGATAGCTCATTCCTAGCTCTGCGGGGCCGCCGTTCAGGACGCCATCGACGTGCCCCTGGATGCGGCCGCCCGCGACGGAAAAGCCGAACTGACCACCGTTGGCCTTTTGGGTGTACAGATCGAATCCGGCCATGCGCAGCCAAAGGATGGCCAACGCCTCAAGGGCGTGCCCCACCTCAAAGATGCGCAAAACGCGACCCGGGAGCTCCCGGCCAGAATCGACGGGGGTTTGCGAATACTCGTATTGCAGCGCGCGCTCGCAGGCAACGCCCAACCTGGACGCGCCGAGGTAATTGCGCTGGGGTTGTTTGTCACGATCCGCGCTCAGCGCGGTATCGATGAGCGCGCCGATCTGCTCATGGATCTTCGGGCGGTGATTGAAATTCAGCATCAGAATGGCACCCCCGTCGAAGCCGGTTTGCCTTGGCGGGCAAGTCGCTCTTCAAGAAAGGCGCGATCCTTCTCTGCCATCCGCTCATGCTCGATGAGCATGTGTTCCTGGTAGGCGCTCACCACGACGTCGATCAGCATCAGCACTTCGTCTTTGCTGTAGTCCGCCAGCGGGCGTTGCATACCGATGGCACCCACATATTCACCAAGTGGCGCAAGGCAGGACGCCATGGCGGCGAGCTCCATCTCACTGGGATCGATCATTTGTCCCTCCGTTTTCGTCATGAGCTTGCAGAACGCGTTCTGGCAGCGCATGGAGCAGAACACCCAGCGGTCCGAGTAGCGCCCAGGGTTGCTGCGCGGCAGGCGTGGATTGAAGTAGCCGAAGCCCTTGGCTTTGCGGGAGCAGACTGCACATTTCACGCGGCCTCCCGGTGGGCATCGTTGGCAGCCACCACGAGGCGCTGAATCGACGACTTGTTGAACTGGAAGGACAGCAGCGCCGAGGCCTGATAGCGCGTCATGCCAAAGTCGGCGCGCAGCGCCTGCGGCAGATACTGGAGTTGCTTCGCGGTCGGCGGCTCGTTCAGCCAACGACGTGTCTTGTGCGCGGAGTCAGCCGACTCGCGGTCGTTCAACCAGTCATCGGCTTTGGCCATGCAAACCGTGCGGTCGCCGACAGCCAACAAGCGTGGCTGCAGATCCTTACCTCCCCCCACGGCGTGCCAGCGACCGTTCAGGAAGAAGACGCCACCCCATGCGTTGAAGCCGGTCGCCATCAGTGCATCGTCGCAACCGAACAGGTCGCACCAACGGAAGTTGGAGCGTTTGAGGAGATCGATCTCGGTCATCACGAAATCGGCCAGCGCATCTCCTTCCTCGGTGGTCTCGTTCTCCCAGACGAAGCCGCACAGTGGGCATTCGCGGCAGCCGAGCGGGACGGTGGCTTCACAGGACGGGCAGTCCTTTGTGGGCGCTTCGCCGTGATGCTGGTGTCCGTCGAGATTGACGTCCTGTTCTAGAGATCCGTGCATCAAGGTCGCGGTGCCGAAGTCCAGGACTACGCAATCGGTCTTGATGACGCCCGGATGCTCCGCTGGGTCGATGGTGCGCAGGCCACGCCCGATCATCTGGGTCAGAGTCGACTTGTGCGAGCTGGGTCGCAGCAGAACCACGCACGAAGTTGGGGTGAAGTCGTAGCCCTCCGTCAGCACGGCCACATTGACCACGACTTGCGCGGTGCCGGACTCGTAGTCGGACAGGCGTGCCTTTCGCTCCGCGTCCGAGAGCTCGCCATGCACGATCACGGCAGACACCCCTGCATCCTGAAAGGCCTCCCGTACGCACTCGGCATGGGCTACGGTCGAACAGAACACGATCGTTTTGCGGTCGCCGGCCTTCTCACGCCAATGACGGATCACGGCATCGGTGATGGGCGTCTTGTTGAGAATCGCCTCGACTTGCGTCATGTCGAAGTCAGTGGCCGTGCGCCGGACCCGCGTCAACTGCTCCTGCGCGCCGACGTCGATGACAAAGGTGCGTGGCGGCACGAGGTGGCCGGAGGCGATCAGCTCGCCGAGGGTGATTTGATCCGCAACGTTGCTGAAGACCTCCCGTAGTCCCTTACCGTCACTGCGGGCAGGCGTCGCCGTCACCCCGAAGATCTGGGCGCGCGGGTTCTTGTCCAACACGCGGTCGATCACGCGGCGGTACGACGCCGAGGCTGCGTGATGCGCTTCATCGATCACCAGCAGATCGAGCGCTGGTATCGCGGCGAGATGGTTGTCACGCGACAGCGTTTGCACCATCGCGAACGTGGCGCGACCGGACCAGGACTTGTCCTTGGCATCGAACACGGAGGTGCTGACGCCCGGATTCACCCGTGCGAATTTGGCCAGATTTTGGCCAGTGAGTTCGTCGCGGTGAGCAAGGATGCAGGCCTTGGCATCTGGCTCGGCCAACAAGCGGCCGGCCACCGCCGACAGCATGATGGTCTTGCCCGATCCGGTAGGACCGACAGACAGGGTGTTACCGTGCTGGGCAAGCGCCGCCAGTGAGCGCTCGACCAACAGGGCTTGGCGGGGACGAAGCATCATGGCGGCATCTCCCCTTACTGTGCCCAGCTCGGACGACCCGGCACGGAGGCACGGCCCGTGGCCTGGGCATACGCGTTGGACCCGTTTGCGGGTGCAGGCGCCTTCACCGCTCCCTGTGCGCCACCCATGAGGGCGGCGTAGTCCTTGTGATCGGGCGTGATCGCGGCCTTGATCACACTCTTGTCTTGGCCGTTCTGGTCTTTGTCCCAGTCGACCTTTCCGAGAAACTCGATGCCATCGAGATCGGCAAACCCGGTGATGCGGCGTGCGTTCTGCGCGGCAGGACTGTTGTCGCCAGGATGAACGCCGCGCGCAGAGTTGAGGATCGCCTTGACGAAGGTGCGGCCCATGTTGGCCCACTCCGGTCCCTTGGGGCTATGCAGGCCGATCAGCGACCACATCTTGCGACGGGCGAACTCACCCTCCATCACGACGAACTCGCAGTTCAGGTACACCGAACCGGTGTTGTCGTTGCGGGTGGCGTAGCCGCCGGTCCATCCCTGCGACGGATCATCGAACCCGCCCGGGCGGATCGTCATGCGAACACGCACCAGCGTGCCTTTGGGAATCAGGTCGAAAGAGGTCTGTTCGGAAGCGGAATTGAAATCGAAGTAGGTCATGATCAGGACTCCTGAGTGGAAGTGGACTCGGTGTTAGGGGCAGGCGCGGCAGCTGGCGCGGGGCGCGCGAAATCGAGCCGTTCGGTAGCGGGCCTGGCCGGGCCGGCGATCTTTTCCATGAGGCGGCCGAGGTGGGGTTCCTCGATCGGATCGAGCCGCCCGGAGCGGTCCTTGGCGGGGTAGCCCCATGCGTTCAGCGTGTGGCAGACGAAGGCGCGGTAACTGGCGCCGTCATCGGCTTTCAGCTCGGCCAAGGTGACGACCTCATCGACGATGCCGGGCAGTTCCAGGCCGGTTTTGGATCCGTCGATCTGCAGGGAGAACACGCGGCGATTGAAGTCGTCCAGCCGCTCATCGAGGATGCCGACGAACCACACGTTCTTGCCGCGCGTGTGCTGCAGGTGGGTCAGCCAGGCGATCATTTCCTGGCCCATCAGCCCGTATGTACCCCGGCTGTCGGGTTTGCCCGTCTTCTCGGAGTAGGCCTGTGGCTGACCCTTGCACCATTGCAGGCACAGGCGACCGGCCACGGTGATGGAGTCGACGAACACGGTGTCGTACTTGTCCAGCAGGGCCGGGTCGCCGAAGCGCGCACACACAGCATCGAAGTGGGCCTGGCTAAACGGCTGGTCGTCGCGCAGCGCCGGGTTCGGTCCGCCGATGTACACCGCGAAGTCACGGCACTCCTGCCAGGTGCGCGGACGGATCGTGTCGCCGGCCCAGCCCTCGACCGCGAGATCACCAGCCTCAAGATCAAAGAACAGCGTGGCCGTGGGTTTCAGCGTCCAGAGCTGTGACGTCTTGCCGATGCCACTCTTGCCGACGAGCACGCCTTTCACGCCATGGCGCTCGGCCAGGCGCTGGTCTGCAGTAATGATGGGGAGGCTCATTTGCCGGCCTCCTCGGTGCTGATGTTGGCGAACGCGTCAGCGACGGTGGTCATACCGAGCGCGCCGCGCTTGCGGGCCATTTCGTACAGGTCGCGCAGACCACTCAGGCGCCGATGGATCAGACGGGACTCGGACTCCATGCCCTGAATCGCAAATGCCAGGTCATCAATGGAGGCATCTTCGAGTCGACGCACCACTTCGTCGGGGCGGTTGCCATCGAGTGCCGGGATGCGGATGGTCTCGGGAAGATCCCGGAGGTACATCTCTGGCTGTTTGCGCAGCAGTTCGAGCAGCGTAGGTTTGGTTTTCATGGCGATTACTCCTGAAGCAGAGCGAGTCGAAAGCCCGGCTTGCCGGTCTTGAGGGTGCGTGCCGGGGCGAAGGCGCTCTTGAGCGACTCGGGCCACGCGTTGAACTTGGTTTCCGAGATCCGGTAGCTGATGTCTACGTACTCGGACGGGTCGTCGCCGTTGGCTGCAATGCGACGAGTGATCTCGGCTAGCCGCGTCTGATCCCAGTCGACTTTCTTGGGTAGATCGGCGGTGATGCGGACATGGCCGTCGTCGAAGTGGACGACACCGGTGTCCTTGCCCGCGGCTAGGCGGAGTTGGTGGGCGCGGTCGGCGTACTTGAGATCCAGTGCGCGATCGACGTGCTCGACGATCGCCTTGGCAGCGGCGAGAAGATCAGCAGCGTCGTTCTTGAGCTGGAACAGCGACTCGCTGGCAAGCGCAGCGAGCTCGCCGGCCGGGGTGGCCAATGCCTGATCGGCTGAAATGGGACTCACAGGGCACCTCCCGCGACGGCGCGTTCAGAGGTACTCTTTCGCAGGCTTTCTGCCTCAAAAGCTTCAATGTCTTCGGCGCGGTACAGCACACGACCCTGCAGCTTCAGAAAAACAGGCCCGATACCCTCGGAACGCCAGCGTTCAAGGGTTGCCTCACTGAGGCCCCAGCGTTCAGCCAGTTGGCCCTGATTCAGATGTTTGACACTCACGATGCACTCCTTTTGGTTGTTGCGAATTCGTGAGGTCAGTTTCGAAGTTGGCCTGTACGGGCGTCTGCCGCCGCCATGTACGGGCTGATGTACGGGCGCAGCTTCTGCGGGGAAAATCGGTGCCCAGAATGCAAAAAACCGCCCGGAGGCGGCTGTGCGTGTTCATGGATATCCGTACGGAATCACTCCAGCTTGATGCCGTACCCGGCATCGTCATGTTCGATGTAATCCAGCCACTGGCTGTTGCCACTGAAGATGCTCGGAACCCGCTTACCGCGTGCGGCCTCCCGCGACCCGTGAGCGGCAACCAAGATATCTCCGGCGGAAACGCGCTGACGCCCCTTGGCGAATTGCTCGGCCAGGTACTTCACCACGGCGGCTTGCTTGGGGCCGCTGACTTTCCATGGCTCGATTGATCGGGTGGTGATGTGCAGCGTGCTGGTGAATTCATCGAATCTCACCGCATGCGAATGCTCGACAGCTTCTCCTGGCGCCGCGAGCATCAGACGATGGAGCAAGTCGGTGTCGATCGTCGGATTGGAACTGTGTCGAACCATCACACTACTGAACGGTATGACCCGGTAATTCCTGGGCGGGCGAACCGCCGTGGGCAGTGTCGGACCCAGGGTGAAGATGAGGCCCATGTCTGGCTGAGTGGCTTGCTCGAAATGGCGAAACACATCATCGGTACGCGTAGCGAAGCCGCGAACCAGCCAAACATCGAGATGGACGAGTCCGACGCGTGTTTTTCCGAGGTGCCAGAGGACGCCATCGATGGCAGCTGTGGTGATACCGCGTCGTAGCGCCTGCGGGATATCCAGAAGATCTGCGAGGTAGTTCAGAAACTTCGTCGCAGTGACCGCACGGACGACAGCTGTCTCGGCAGGAATGTGTTTCACCCGAAAGGTTTCCGGGCAACGGTAACGGTACAACCCTGGATCAGAGTCCTCCTCGATGTCCACCAGGATGTGCTCGTCGCCGCAGGGTGCCGGGTAGCAACCGGCATAACCGACACATTCGGTCCAGGCGGCCAAATCACGGTCAGAAAGAGTTGGCTTGCGTGATAGCTCCCAGCCGGGAACACCGTGCAGCCGCTGTCCGTCGCCATCGGCAATCGGCTGCCCAGACCGTTCGAACAGGTCAATCAACTTAAGCAGCGACTGCGTCTGCATGGGCTTCGACGACATGGCCGATCTCCTTTACCAGATGCCATTTGGCCAGCAGTCGGTCGCACAACGCACGGTCCTTTTCCCGCTTCGTCTTGACGTTGCACTTGTTGTCGTCACGCAAGATCACGGTGATCGTCCGCGCGCGGCCCTTGCCGACCTTTTTCAGCTTGATGGACAGCTTGGCGTAGTTCAGGTGGTGATCGCGGAAGTCGAAGGTGGGGCCGATCAACGACCGAGCAGCGGTGTAAATGTCGTCGCTATCCTTGGTCCATATTTTCACGAGCAGCGAGCGGCCGTTTGCAGCGGAATAGCCGAGTTCCACGACCTTGACATAGGCCACTTGCTCGCCAGCCAAGTCGAAGTTTCGTGGCGCCGCCAGGCTCTGGTAATCGTATTGCTTGAGCGGGATCTTCTCGCCGGTGATCGGCGATTGCAACAGGGAGTCAGCCACGATTCGGGCCAGAGCTTCGCGCCCACCCGTATCCTTCGACAGCACCTCCAGGTGTCCATTGGCCGGCTCATAGGTGATGTGCGATGACACCGCCCGGATCACCTCTTGTGGCACCAGTTCGCTGGCCTGCACGCAGTCGATGATTTCCGGCGGGCGGTTGTGGTGGATGCTGATCTGGTAGAGGTCCACGTCTTCGCCGGTCTGCGTATCAGGCCGCAGACGCTTGAAGATCTGGATCGCGACGGCGTCATCGGAGCAACCGAGTTGTTGGGCGACGGTCTGGTGGAACGCCGTCTTGGCAGCTGCACCGTCGAGTACCGCAAGGTTGGCGGGCGCCATGAAACCCGAGTAGCAGGCGGCGCTCTGCCGGAACACGTCGGCCTGCCGTGCGTTCAGGGCTTCCTCGAAGATCTCGGGCTCATTGGCGTGCAGCCACAGGGCTCGCTGGTACTGGTTCGGAATCGCGGCAAAGGCTTCCCGGGCGGCGTCATCGAAGATGTCGTCCTTGAAGCCATCGATGACGTCCTGGCCCGCACCGTCTGACAACAGCACAATCCGTTCGGCCACCTCTTCGATCCGCTGCCGCTCGCCCACACCCAGTGCGGAGAGCACGGCCTCCATCTGTTCTCGCTGCTCCTTTTTCGGCTTCTTGGCGTCCAGGTCTGGCATGACCAGGTTGAACTCCTCGGTCATGAATTCACGGAACACGACCGGCGGCAGGTGGCCCAGGAGCTTGCTCAAGTTCTCTGCATCGTTCATCTACGTACCCCTTTCAATGTGTGGATCGGGTTGGCATATCAGCCCCTATGCCTCTTTTTTTACCGAGGAGAATAGACCGATTTCGTTCGGTGCACCGAACATTTGAGATTGTCTCGGACCATTTAGGGGTTTGTCAAGCAGATACGAAATCGTTCGGTATGGTGGTAATATTTTCGATCTGACGCCAACACATGAGGAGAGCAACGTGCCATCGCCCCTGGGGGACAAGATCCGTACATTGCGCAAGCAGAAGAAGTTCAGCCTGGATCAGCTAGCCGAGCTGACGGAATCGAGCAAGAGTTACATCTGGGAGCTGGAAAACAAGGACGACCCAAAACCCTCGGCCGAGAAGATCGGAAAAATCGCCGCCGTCCTCGATGTCACCACCGAGTTTCTGCTGACCGAGTCGGCCACCACTCCTGACGAAGAGGTGCTGGATGAGGCTTTCTTCCGTAAGTACAAGAACATGTCCGAGCCGGACAAGAAGAAGATCCGCAAGATTCTCGATGCCTGGGAAGATGAATGACGGACCCGAAAAAGCCCATGGCCGAGGCCAACCGCATCTCGTCCATGCTCAACATGGTTCTTGGTGCGGAGCGCTTTCCGGTCAAGGTTGATGAGCTGGCGCTGGAGTATTCACGCCAGTGCTTCGCAGACTCCCCGATCGACAAGGTCCTGGGCGAAGATCTGGATGGTTTCGATGGTCTGCTGAAGGCCAACAAGTCACGCTCGAAGTGGTTGGTCCTCTACAACCGCGCCACCACGTCGGAAGGCCGGAAACGGTTCACGATCGCGCATGAGTTCGGTCACTACATCCTGCACCGCCACCAGCAGGACCTATTCGAGTGCGGCGACGGCGATATCGAGACAGGGGATAACAACGAGCGCGACATCGAGGCCGAGGCGGATCTGTTCGCCTCGACCTTGCTGATGCCGCTCGACGACTTTCGGCGCCAGGTGGATGGCCAGCCGATCAGTTTCGACCTGCTGGGTCATTGTGCCGACCGCTATGGGGTGTCGCTCACGGCTGCCGCCCTGCGCTGGACTGAAATTGCACAGAAGCGCGCCATACTGGTGGCCAGCCGAGACGATCACATGCTCTGGGCCAAGTCGAACAAGGCGGCCCTCAAGTCCGGTGCCTACTTCGCGACGCGCAAGAACACCATCGAGCTGCCCCACGATGCGCTGGCGCACAGCTACAACGCTTTTGAGGGCACCGACAGTCGAACGGGGCGTGCTCAGTCTTGGTTTGCCCGCGAACCTGCCAGCATGCCGGTCACTGAATTGACACGGGTCGCGGGCCAGTACGACTACACGCTGACCTTGCTACTGCTGCCTGAGGCCGAGTGGCAGGGAGCGCGTCACGACGACGAGGAGCCGGAGGAAGACACCTACGACCGGTTCATCCGCAACGGCCAGTATCCGGTTAGAAAGTAGGCGCTACCGGGCTTCACTTTTCGCAGCAACCCGCATCAGCCCGCGCACCTTCGAAACTCCCTCATGGTGCCGGAGGCAGTCCATCCGGACAATTTCACTTCATGTGATTTTGACAAAAAAGGACTGCTACCAATGCTGCAGATCAACACCCTCCCACCCGAACGAATGACGGCAGAGCAGCGTTGCGCTGAGCTCGTCGGCCTCTTGGCTGCCGGGATTTTCCGCTTGCGCCAGCCCGATTTCGCGAAGTCCGCAAACACGCCACAAGAGACGCCGTTTGTACTTGGCTTTCCGGTCGAACAGAGCGTTCATTCAGACATCGACAACCACCCATCGATGGAGCCCTGAATGAAACCTCGAATCACAATTACCCCCACACCCGACACGGTCGTGGCGCAAATCTCGAACCTGCCCAAACTGGGCATGGCGGAAATCAAGTCGCTCTGGCGGCGCCTGTTCGGCGGCGACACCCCGACGCATAACCGGCAGTTTCTCGAGCGCCGGATTGCCTACAAACTGCAGATCATCGAATGTCGCAAGACGGATCGGAACCTGCTTGAGCGCAATCAGCGCCGCATCGACAACTTGCTGGAGATCGGGAAACAGAAGTCGCAGACCCGCTCAGCCGATTACGCGCTGACCCCGGGCACGGTGCTGTGCCGCCACTACCAGGGTGTTGACCATGAAGTGGTTGTCCAGGCCGACGGCACTTTTTTGTACGGTGGCCAGCCCTACACCAGCCTGTCGCAACTAGCGCGTGAGATCACTGGCACCCGGTGGTCGGGGCCGGTGTTTTTTGGTTTGAAGACCAACGTTCGGCCCAAGAAGGCGGCCCGCAAGGGAGGCCATCGATGAGCGAGGTTCTCAAGCGCCGGATGCGCTGCGCGGTCTACACGCGCAAATCCACTGACGAGGGCCTCGATCAGGAATACAACTCCATCGACGCCCAGCGTGACGCCGGCCATGCCTACATTGCCAGCCAGCGGGCCGAGGGCTGGATTCCGGTGGCAGATGACTATGACGACCCGGCGTTTTCCGGCGGGAACATGGAGCGTCCCGCGCTGCGCCGCTTGATGGCGGACATCAAGGCCGGCCTGATTGACGTGGTGGTGATCTACAAAATCGACAGGCTGACGCGCAGCCTCACCGACTTTTCCAAGATGGTCGAGGTGTTCGAGCGCCACAAGGTCTCCTTTGTCTCAGTCACCCAGCAGTTCAACACCACCACCTCGATGGGGCGGTTGATGTTGAACGTCCTACTGTCCTTTGCCCAGTTCGAGCGCGAGGTCACGGGCGAGCGCATCCGCGACAAGATCGCCGCCAGCAAGCGAAAGGGCATGTGGATGGGCGGCATTCCCCCGCTGGGCTACGACGTCGAGAACCGGCGCCTAGTGCCCAACAAGGCGGAAGCCAAGGTCGTCCAACACATTTTCCGACGCTTTGTGGAGTTGGGCTCGAGCACCCTGCTGGTCAAGGAACTCCGCCTGGACGGCGTCACCTCGAAATCATGGACCACGCAAGATGGCCGCGTGCGGGAGGGCAAACTGATCGACAAGACCCTCGTGTACGCGCTGCTCCACAACCGGACCTACCTCGGCGAACTGCGCCACAAAGATCAGTGGTATCCGGCCGAGCACCTCCCCATTGTCGAGCAGGAGTGGTGGGACAAAGCGCATGCGATCCTGTCGACCAACAGCCGTGTCCGTGGCAATAACACCCGCTCGAAGGTGCCATTCCTGCTCAAGGGCATGGTCTTCGGCAATGATGGGCGGGCCTTGTCACCATGGCACACGGTCAAGAAGAGCAACGGGCGACGGTACCGCTACTACATCCCGCAGCGAGATGCCAAAGAGCATGCTGGCGCTTCGGGATTGCCCCGCTTGCCGGCTGCCGAACTGGAGGCCGCTGTGTTTGATCAGGTGCGATCGATCTTGCGCTCATCGGACTTGTTGGCCGACATCCTGCCTCGCGCGGTCAAACTGGACCCGTCGCTGGACGAGGCCAAGGTGACGGTCGCCATGACGCGCATCGATGCAATCTGGGATCAACTGTTTCCAGCCGAGCAGACCCGGATTTTCAAATTGCTGATCGAGAAGGTGATCGTCTCGCCCACCGATCTTGAGGTCCGACTACGGCCGAACGGAATTGAGCGACTGGTGCTTGAGTTGCGGCCGGAGCCGGCCAAGGAAGCAGCGGAGGTCGCAGCATGAATGAGGTGCGCATCGAAAAGACCGGGCAGCCCGATGTGGTCAGCGCCAGCGATGGACGGTTGACCTTGTCGGTACCTATCCAGATCAAGCGGCGTGGCGGCCGCAAGGTGGTGCGGCTGCCTGACGGCAACACCCTGAAGCCCAGGCCAATCAATGACAAACCAACGCCCATTCAAATGGCGCTGGCGCGAGGTCACCGGTGGTTGGCGATGCTGGAATCCGGTGAAGCAGAAAACCTCACGGAGGTTGCGGAGCGCGAGGGCATGGATCGGGCGTACGTGAGCCGGATGGTCAACCTCACCACGCTGGCGCCGGACATCGTTGCCGCCATCCTGGATGAAACGCTGCCTTCGGAGGTGACGCTGTTTGATCTGGCATCCGGCACGCCGCTGCTCTGGGATGAGCAGCGGGCAATCCTGGACACCAAGGAGTCCTGACGGCAGCGCCCACGTCATTGCGTGGACCTGACCAAAGCAGCTTTCAAAATTCACCCATCAACTGGTGGCAACCTGGGCCTTGGACTGACAACTATTGCAAGTCGCGATGGACAGCTTGGGCTCAACAGACCCGCCTTCGCCATCCCAGGTTGTTTGGAAGTGCGTGAAGCTCGCACCGCTTTGCCACCATGAACCGTTCCAGTTGGAGCCTTTGTCGAGGACTTTCTGCGACTCGCTGGCACCACATTTCGGGCAAGTGAGGGTATAGGTCGTTTGATCGATGATTCCCATGGCCTCTCCTGAAGAATGCGTAAATGGTCATCCTACCAATTCAAGAAAACAACCGCTTGATCAATCAACTCGCAAGCCGTTGATTTACATAGGCCGGGAGCGTGATGCCTGCGGACTTCGGGCGGCTTTTCGGCGGAAAGAAAAGGGAGAGAAATGGCCGGGAGAGAGCGCCATGTGGCCACAGATGGGCAGTCAGCCAGACCGGCGAAGTCCGCAAGCCTACTCAGCATCCCGCGCGTGTTCGCGGGGTCTGGCGGGAGTACATAAGAAAAAACCCCAACCGAGACTGGTTGGGGTTTGAATATTGGTGGAGGTGGGCGGAATTGAACCGCCGTCCGAAGGCACTCCATCCCCAGCACTACATGCTTAGCTCACCGTTGGATCTCGTCCCCGAACAGCACGGTGCGCAAAGCGCATCCGGGAACCAGCCTGTTGTGTTCTAGTGCCGGACTGACAGGCAGCCGTCCAGCGCGATTCCATGATAGTGACTCTACACCGCGAGCATGGACACAAGCGGTTTCGAGGCTTAGGCCTTAAGCGGCCAGAGCGTAGTTGTCGTCGTTGGCAACTAGAGTTTTGCAGCTGGATTTACGAGGAAAGCTACCCCCTCGGCATGCGCCAGGCGACTTCACAACCCCCGTCGAAACCAATGCACCCCCGGTTTCTTCAAGTTCTGCAAGGTACAAGGCCTGTTTCGTGTCGCCACGGTCAGTGCCTGCCCAACAGTGGCAATGCTACGGCAAAACAGCTGAACAGTCACCTTGGCAATCCACAACAAGTTGTAGAGCCTCCGTCATAGCGGATTGGTAACGTCATGGGCACGAATTTGCGACACACTGGCGGCGACCATCCGGGCCAGGACAAACACGGAGACTGTGGGTGACCGAGGCAAGCCAACAACGCAGCCTGCGACAGCTGGTCGGGCCCGTCGGGGCCGACTACCAGCGGCGCGCGCTGCCGCCCGGCTGGGTCTGGGCGGTACTGGCGGCGTTGCTTGCGGCCACCGCGCTGACCGAACTGCCGGCCACAGCGGCCGCAGCACTGGTCGCCAGTGCGGTGGTGGTGCATTGGTCGCAACGCGGTCGCATCCATTGGCTGGGCTGGCGTCTGCCCGGCATGGCGGTGTTGGCGGCCCTGCTGTGGGGGCCGGAAGTGCTGTCGCAGTGGTTCGAGCACGGGCTGGCCGTGGTCCTGATGTCGCTGGCCAGCCTCAGCATCGGCGTGCATGTGTGGCAGTCGCGGCAGCTGGCGCGCCAGTTGCAGGGCGCTGCCGATTCGCTGGATGACGCCCAGTTGCTGGCCCTGTTGCCGGCCGATGCGGCCCAGATGGCACAGCAGTGGCGCGCGGGCGATGACCGGCATGCCCCGGAACTGGCAGTGGTGATGCACCTGGCCGTGATGCACGCGGCGCTGGCACCGCGCATGCGCGGGCAGGGCATGCTGGCGGGGTGA